GTTCACCACGGTTAAGATTCAATGGTTCATTTACACCATACTTCTTAATCTTATTAGATTCAGATACTACGATATTGAACTTGCCCTCAGGGATATTATTAATATCATCTTTAGAGATTACACGACAACGTCTAGGAACACCATACTTCTTCTTGAAATATAGTAATTCATTACGAATCTCTTCATTAAGAGCTTCTTCACTATGAATCTTATGTAGACATTCATCCATCTTAGCTTTAAGTTCTTTAGCCTCATCAATATATCTATTCAAGTTACCCATAGATAGGTTCTTGATCTGTGTATTGATGATTGTCTTAGCTTGTAATGGAGTAATCTTAAACTTAGTTACAAGATAATCAATGATAGGTTGATCTTCACGGTCTTTACGTTTCTTGATCATATTGATAATCTTGTCAATCTCACCAGACTTCAATAGAGTGATATATGCTTCACGTTCATGGAACTTAGTCTTAGCTCTTTGAAGAAGATTATAGTACAAACGTAACTTAGTAATCTTTCTAAACTGTAAGAACTCTTGTAAGTATTGCTTATAAGTAAGCTTATGGATATTACCATTGAACTGTACTTGGAAGTTTACTCGATAAGAGCACTCTAAGCTAGTATTAGCATACAATGTATCTCTAACGAAGTTAGGGTCAGAACCTGGTTTTAATACCAAGATATGCTCTAATTTGGTTGGCGTATGGTTTTCCAAACTATTGATAATTTGTGGTAGTTTGCCCTCAGATACCAATGTGTCAATACTATCAGTAATAGTACCTAAGTACACTGAATTTGGTACACTATGGATAAATAGTGCTGGCTTCTTATCATAAGTACCGATATCAATATGACCACGGGCACGATAAGCACCAAACCCATTATTACTAATCTTCTTGAAATCAGCTTCAATGATATCACATGGCATATTATGGTCAGGAACTAATACAACTTGAGCATTAGGGTTGTCTAATAACTTAATAGTTGCATCAATAACCTCACATAAGTTATGTGGTGGTACTTCTGGTCTAAAACCTACAGCAATACCAAAGATACCGTTAATTAATAACAACGGTACTTTAGCTGGTAGAAAGTCAGGTTCCACTTTACTATTATCAAATGTCGGACTCCAGTCAACGATATTTGGAGAGCCATTGACACCGTCTAATTCATCCAACAATGCTTCTCTAGCAAAGTCAGCTAAAGCCACTTCTGTATAACGAGCAGCAGCTGGACCATCACCTTGGAAGTTACCAAAGTTACCTTGTTTTCTGATTAATGGTACATTACATTCGAACCAGTTAACCATTGGTTTAATAGATTGATAAATAGCACTGTCACCGTGAGGGTGATAAGACTTCATTACCTCACCAACGACACCTGCTGATTTAAAAGTTCTATTTGAGTTTTGTGGGAAGTCTGCATACATCGAATATAAAATCTTACGTTGTACGTCTTTAAGACCATCCCTAAAATCAGGTACAGACCTATGCTTAGCTATATAGATAGCATATAACGTTAGGTCATCTTTAAATTTATCTAGCGTATTTACTTTAAGATCTTGTGCCAAGTATATCCCTCCAGTCTATATGTATGTTTTTCGTTTGGTAAATTTTTAGTTTCCCAGTTTTACATATTGGGATATGAATAGGAAGCCACTATGGTCTTAATTTACCATAGTGGCTTTTCATATAGACTATTGGACTTCGTTAATATTGATCTTAGTGATCTTGTAACTACCCTTATTATTAGGACGTACGAACACAAAAGCATCTGCTTGTTTCATATTCTTAATGATTTCATAGTTACGTTCACCAGTTAAGATAGTAATGCTTAGCATATTATCTTTGAAACCAGATTCTTTTACAGAACCAACGATTACAGAACCTAAAGCTTCTGTATTTTGAGTGAACACGTTACGTTTACCGAATACATTCACTTCGACCATATCAAAGATTTCACCAGTTTCTAATACGTTAACCAACCAATCAGTTACTTCATTAGATAACTTACCACTGTAAGTTACAGGAAGTGTAATTTCGAATAGTTTAGCTTTTTGTGTTGCAGGTTTACGATTGTTTGGTCTATTATTGTTTCTCATTGTTTTTACCTTTCAATTAATTCTTAGTAGTGCTACCAATACCACCAGTACGTACGTCAGTTACATCATCATCATCTGTAGTCAAATACTTAACAAAGATACCTTGAGCGAATGCTTCATCTTTTGTAAGATATAAAGGTTCTGTACCATTATTCTTAATTTTAATAGCAATATTACCTTCATTAGATTCGTTATCAAAGTAATCAGAGTCTATTACAGAAACAGTCGTGACTAAAGACATTTGATATTTGTAACCATAACTACTACGTGGAAGGATTAGTAGTACTTCATCATCATTCATTTCGACTTTAATATCTGTACGGATATTAAGAGTTGCACCAGGCATGATTTCTGCATCTATAGGAGAGAAGAAGTCATAACCAGCGGAATGTTTAGTTGAACGTTTTGGTAGTAGAGTGCCCTCAGGTGCTGTGGACACTAAGTGGAATTTTCTCGCCATCAGTTCCTCCGAGATCTATGCGGGTATAGCAATAAGTCATCCGATCTGAACACCCCATAGTGTTTCGTTCCAATACCGTTATACTTAGCTACAAAGTCCGCACAATTAAAATCATCAAAATCGGCATAAACTTTATATAGATAGCTATCACCATCATATATCCAGTTTATGGTTACTAAAGATTTATGATATAAGACAGATGGAATATACTCAGCATCTTGGATACTCATACATCTTACTTTAAGATCTCCAATATGAGAATAGTATACCCCACGGTCAATATCAATCTGTAATCGTTGTTTTATATAATCATAAGCATATGCAATAGTCTTATAACGATATTCAGCATCGGAATCAGTTTCGTTCATGAGATTATCCCATACAACGTCCTGTGGGTCACTAAATAAAGTCGCTATATACATCTTTTGATAGATTGCTTTAATATCAGGAATAGGTTTATGTACGTGCTGACTAATACCATTAATGAGAGGAATACTTTCATTCTTGCCCATAACAATATACCATACAATACTAGATAAGCATTCATACTGGTAGTAATGAAAATCAATCTTATCTTTGTACATATCCATTAACTTTTTAGAGTTCTGTAGATAGTCAATCCAGATAACCCGTCTAGACTTTTCTACTAACGTTTTAAATCTCTCTAATGAAACTTCATCGTTTACATTAAAACCAATACCTATACAGATGACAGCTTCATTTTCATTGACTCTGTCTAATATAGCAGCATTTGGTTTAAATGTATATGGTAAAAGTTTTATATCCCTAGAATCCTGAATATCGTTTAATAGACAATAATCAGGGTCCAATCTTTTTTCCTCACTAATCAAAACCTTTTCTGGGTTTTGTAGTATTAGATGGGCAGCTAACCGCCCATCTTGTGTATCTGCATAATATATGATCATAACAGTTCTCTCCTAGAAAATGTAATTGGAGATATCTAAGCCCTCAATAAGATCCATCTTACTAGATTCAATTTCACGAATCTTAGCGATCTCATACTTGATATCATCCACTGTGTATTGTTCGAGAACCCTTTCTTTGTCTTTACCGATTACTGTATCATACAACTGGTCTTCATTCATTTCACCTAGACCTTTGAATCGGGTGATATTCTTTGGAGCCAATTCCTTAAACTTATTTAATAAGCCATATAAGGACATAGTCTCACCATCTACCACATAATGGCTAGGCTGTGAATTAATAGTATCAGTTACTAGTTTATAATGCATACTTTCAAAGAAGCTCAATAAGCGTTCATTGATATAAATGGTCTGATACTTATTATCTTCATATAAACCAGTGATGGTCCAGCCACCCTTCTCATTCTTACATTCCAAATACTTATGATTCTTAGTAATCTTAGATTTGAATTGATTGAATGAGAGTCCTTTATTCACATATAACAAAATCTCTTCCAATAAATATGGATTGATGGCGAATGAATTCGCAGCAGATTCTAAACGTTCAATATAGAATTCTGTAGAATTCAATAGCTTGATTAATTGAGTATTGGTAAAATTAACCTTACCAGGTAAGGTTACTTTATGGTTCTTTGAAAATTGCTTCTGTAAGTATGCATTGTACTCAGTACGATCAGTGAAGTACTTAAAGTTCTTACCATCAATACGTCCACCATATAAAGGTGGTACAGATGCATATACACGACCATCCAATACTAATGGTTCCATGTATAATAAGAAGAACGCTAATAATAGTGTACGAATATGAGCACCATCTGGGTCAGCATCTGTACAGATTACTACACGTTCCCAATTACACTTACTAATATCAAAGTTTTTACCATAACCTGCACCTATAATAGAAATGATAGCTGCAACTTCTTCATTCTTAAGTACATCTTCTCTTTTCTTAGATAGAGCATTGATGATTTTACCACGAATAGGGAAGATACCTTGAGAGTCGTTATCACGTCTATTACGAGCATTACCAGCAGCAGAGTCACCTTCCACGATGAATAGTTCGTTATGCTTCTTACTTTTAGGTCTTACAAACTTAGCTGGAAGACCAGTAATAGCTGAAGCATTCTTAACTTGAATGCGGACACGTCCTGCTTCATTTTTAGTACGAAGTTCTGCTACTTCTTTAAAGTATTTACAAAGTTTTTGTAGATCTGACGAAGAGGTCTTAGCCCATTGGTCTAAACCTTCTATCGTAATATCTTTAACAAAAGGAACTAGGTCTTCATTAGAAATGATTTCCTTTGCTTGTCCTGTAAATTCTGGATATAAGTGATATACAGAGTTTACACAGCATAGTCCACTGAGAATATCAGCATTTGTAATCTTTAGTTTTGAATTCTTCCCTAGGAAGTATTTATTCATATAGTCTCTAAAGAATTTGGTAAGCCCCTCAACGAAACCCTTAATATGAGTTCCGCTAGGTGTAGGACAGAAGTTTGCATAACCAGCAAAGATATCATCTGCTTTTGTACTATCAAAAGTAAATAAGATATCAGCTTTCATCTGCCCATCTTCTTTAAGCTTGGAGATATGTATTGGAGCAATCATAGGTTTAGTTGCCAATGTATCTAAGATACCTGCAATACCTTTATCATTCACAATACGAACGTTATGGCTTTTACCATCAGAGTCAGTACCATAGAAATTAACCTTAGCACCGATATCTAATAGAGGTATTAGACTTTCTAATAATTCTAATACGTCTCGCCAAGTTGTAGTGATTTCACCCATAATAACTTTACCAGCTTGGTATCCATGATATCCTTGCTTCTTAGTTGGCATAGTATGAATAGGGTTAAATGTAATAATTGTACCTTGGTAGTTATCCTTATTAGGAATAGACTTAACCTTGGCAGTTTCAGGGTCACCTAAGTATAAAGACATCTCTTGTCCTTTACCTAGACGATAAGATTTAACAACGAAGTGCTCACTACATGCACTCGTAGCTTTAGAACCTAAACCATGTCGACCAGATGAGAAAGCACCTGGTTTCTTTTCATAGTTAGTTGACGTATTCTGACTAGTAAATGCAGTAACCATAATGTCAAATGGAATACCACGACCGTTATCTTGTATGGTAACTTCGTGATTTCTCTCATCATAGTATACCCAAATTTCATCACATGGAGAATCTTTCTTCATCAGCTCATCGGCTGAGTTCTGGAAGATCTCTCGAATCATATTAATAAACCCTCGATTACCCGAGTAACCTAGGTAAGTACCAATATTCTGTCGTACGCCTTCAGTTGGAGTAAGAGTTAAAAAGTCATCACCATAATTGGCAATATTGTCTTGCATCTCTTTTGTTATTTTGGCCATTTTATCACCTCTCACTTAACTGTTGATCTACATTTAAAAAATACATATTGTAAAAGCCCCAATATTGGGGCTTTCTAGATTAATCTACATACCTAAAAGGTTGTATATTACACATCTCAATGGTACCCCCAAGCTCGTCTTCAATATAGCTTATAAAGCTATCTTCTAGACTTTCATTTGGACCACAAAACATGGATGGTATAAATGGCTTATCCTTAATACCGAATTCATCTCTGATAACATCATTCAAGTATTTAGGTACGTCTTTATACTCTTGAGGGTAAAGCATATTGTCATATAGACTATGATATTGATTTTTGTCTTCACTCTCCGTATACCAGATTAGATCTATACTTACTGTATCTTCAAAGATAATATGATCTTTATCATTGGTATCATATATACTAAAGCCAGGCTCTTCTGCATAGTATACGAACTTAATACTACTATTAGGGACTATAGCATCTATTAGCATATTGAATCCAGTAGTAATATAGGTCCACTTACAGCAATACTCAGTTTGGAAATACCATACAAGAGTGTCATCAGGTAAAGTAGTAGACCAGATTTCACCATCACCAGGCGGCCATGTCATTTCACCACGTAGTGTAGTTCCATCTTCACATTTATCTGCTAGCTTAGAAAAGTCTTCTTCTGTTTCCCATAACCCTAAAGATTTAAGAGTATATGGCAGCCAATATTTCTTATCATTATAAAGAGATATCAAAGCATCTCTAAGTTTCTCTATTTCCTCTTTGACAGGAGAATAGAATGCTACGTTTTGGTAACAATCATTAGCCATAGTTGTTCACCTCGATAAAAATAAAAGATTCCCCATAGGAGGTATACTCCTATGGGGTTTTTCTTTATTTATAAAATTAACCTAATCTGATTGTATCAGTTGTAATAGTTTCCTTTTGAGGAGCTGCTACAGCTGGACCAGGAACAGTTGCACCTACAGGAGCATTAGCATTGAATGGGTTAGCATTCGCTACCATTGCTTGTTGGTTTTGCAATTGTTGTACTGGGGATACTTGAGCTTGTGGGTTGAAAGCTTGACCACCCATAACTTGTTGTTGGTTAGGCATCATTTGACCTTGCATTGGTGGTTGAGCATTATAACCGAATGGTGCTTGGTTTTGTTGTTGTACAACACCAAAGCCTTGTTGTGGCATTGTTTGTACTGGCATTTGACCATTCATAGTTTGTGCATTGTAGTAACCGCCATTTGCTGCCATGTTGTAGAAGTTAGGGTTAGCTTGTGCACCCCATGGGTTAGCATATGCAGGTTGAACATTACCATTCAAGATGTTATCAAAGCTAGTGAATGCATCTGGACGTACAGCTTGTTGAGGTTGTACGTTTTGTGCACGGCTCATGCTTTGAGATACATCATTGAAGTTTTTGAATGCTAAATGATACAAGTCCAAAGATTTTTCTGCGATTGGCAAAGACATCATGAACTCAGTATTGATTTCAGCTGGTAATGTGATGCTGAACAATTTAATTTGTTGCCAGATATGACGCATAGTACGTACAGCATTTTGTACTTCTTCGTCACTGTAAGGTGTTGTAGGAATACGTTCACCACATTGTGTGCATCGTACCCAACCTTGACCGTCGGCCACAGTCAAGAAACCAGTGTGGTCTTTATGTGGACATTTTGCCCATGCTTCTTTTTCTGGTGGAATTTCTAAAGAGAAAGAAGCTTTTTGTTGTGGCTTTAACAATTCACGATCAGCTGGTGTCATTGGATCTGTAGGAGTTACAGGTGCGTAATTACCTACAGGAGCTTGAGCAGTATTGAACGTTGGGTTGGCAAAGCCATAGTTAGGGTTTTGATTATACATATTAGTTTCCTCCTATAATCAAAATGGATAGAATAATAAAGTATGAGTACCATACCGTGTATAGGGAATTTCCCTATACACAGATATAGTATATAATTATAGATTTGTTTCATTGTTTTTAAAATTTACAAATCTAAATTATTTTACAATAGTGTATTTTATAATACCATCGCTTTAACTGTAGCGATCAAATTATCTACTACTGTAGATTCTACTGGGTTAGCATCTTCAGCTACTGTAATAGCTGGTGGTGTACCACCATGAATATTAGCAAGAGTTGTGCTCAAAGCTCCTAATGATGTATTGAAATCATGTTTAGAGATTTGATCACTTGCTGTTGTTGTATATTCAGGAGTGATATTATCAAAATCAGTAGCAGTTATATTATTACCTGCTAACTTATCACTGATAATTTTATTAAGCTTAGCGAATAAGTCAATAGCACCATTAGCACTTAAACCATTAACTGGTGTAGGAGTTGGAGCTACTGGAACGCTTGGAGCTGGAATTATAGGTGTTGGGGTAGGAACTGCTGGAGTTGTACTACCGCCAGCTCCAGGAGTTGGTGCAGGTGTTACAGGAACTGTTGTACCAATAGCAGGAGCTACAGGTGTTGTACCATTACCACCTTGTCCTTGAGAAGGTGTAGGGGTAGTACCGCCTGTGGTAGGTACAGTAGGTGTTACTGCTGGACCAGGTGTAGGACTAGGAGTTGTACCTGTGCTACCTGTACCAGAAGAACCACCAGGTGTTACTGGTGTAGTTGTAGAACCAGTACCACTACTTGGAGTAGTAGGTGTTACAGGTGTTGTACCACCGGTTCCATGACCAGGAGTTGGGCTCACAGGTGGAGTCACAGGACCAGGTGCAGGAGGTGGTGTTACTGGTAAGATTGTACCAGTGTTAGTTTCATCAGCATGAACGCCTAGATATGTCAAGTCAGGTACATTTGGTGTAGGATATGGATATGCATCTTCAATACTACGTGTTGCACTGCGTACAGCTCTAGGGTCATACAAAGGATCATCCAATCTGTATTTAACTACAGGAACGTTGTCTGCTGTTGTATCTTCAACTGGAGCACTAGGTACTGTTTGAGGACCAGCCATAGGAACGTCTTTTGGATCATTTTCTTTATCATAAGTATGAACGCCGATACCACGTGCACGTTGTTCTTCACGCATACGGTCAAGAGCAGCTTGTGCTTGTCGTTCTTGTTCATCTTTGATTTTGTAAATCTCTTCAAGCTCACCTTTACGTACTGCACCAAAGGAGTACATATCAGTTGTAGGACATTGTTCATTTAAGAAGATATCAATAATCTTATCTTCAAATCCAAATTCCTTCATTAAAGCTCGAGCATTTTGTAAATCCATATTTACGTGCATATATTGAATCATTTCATACGGCATTACCGTAATTTGTAATGGTTCACGATATCCATCAGTATATGGGTCAGAGTTTTGATGTGCTACAATAAGCATCTCATTAGCATCATCCCAAATAGTTGGAACGAAGCCTAGGTTGTATTTGTGATTGTTATCACCGTAAACTAATAAACCACTCACAGGGGTTGCTTTATTAGCATTGACGGCTTTACGTTTATCACGTACTAGTTTAACTGCAGTTTTTTCCATAACTAGTATAATTCCTTTCTCTTAAGAGTCTTGATAAATTGATCGACCATGTCCTGAATCCAATCCGGCAGAATCAGGACAGTTACGCCCATATTGTCCTCAGTTGAGACAATTATATACCTGTTATAGATAGCACTTTTACAGCCTGGGTTATACCTAATAACCCGTTTTAAGTGATGATATAATAGAGAATTTCCTTTCGTATCCTCCATTGTAACACCACGTTCAAATGCTCGTTTAAGAAACGCTAATTGTTTCTTTTTTGATTTGATATTCACTCTCTCTTTCATTCTCTTAGAGAAATGATGTGAGAGAGTGTAATCATTATTAAACTCGCATCTTTTCGTAAGGGTCTCTTGCATGTAGACCCAACCGCTCTTGATAGATTCGTTCTTGAACCTGATTCAAGATTTCTGGTTGGAATACTCCTTGCTTCAGATAGTTATTGAATGGTATTAACGCTTCATACACCAATTGGTTAATCCGTGCTAAAGCTTTATAGTAATTCAAGAAACCATCGTCATAGTAGTTGAACTCCTCACCCGTTTCCATACATTTATGCTTATAAGTCTCAGCATATTGTACAGTTCTCCCGTAGAAGTATGCTTGTAAATGAGCGGCTTGTTGTAATGAATCCATGAATCGTTCATTAGTAAATACTTCTACATACATACCACAATCAATATTAGCATGAGCAAAGTCATTAATGATTTGCTTAGCCAATCGTGTGTATTCTTTAATGGCTTTATCACCATAGCATAGTAAGAAGTTTTTGTTTTGCTTATTATTATTGATTTCACGATCAATACAGTTCTTACGCTTCTTACCACCTTTTTTACCTTTAGCCATTCTAGCATCAAATGGTTTAGTACCAGTTAATGTTTGATTGGTTAAACCAGTTTCTTCTTTAAACTTATCCTCATAGCCTCTGCGGAAATAGATTTCTGCTTCGCTAGTTGGTTCAGTAGTGAAACTAGGTACCATAATTGGTTGGTTATTTTGCCGGAACACAGCTAAGTGCTCTTCGGCTCTAGCTTGACCTGCTTTATATGCTTCACTATTAATAGTGATATTATAATTAGGGTCATTATTAATCGTAGGATTATACATTAGATTTCTTCCCCTTCATGTAAAGATGTAACTGCTTGAAGTAGTCTAGATCCTGGTTGAGAGAGATGAACTGCGTTCTCGTAATTTTTACGTTCAGTCTCGCTCATATTTTGAATCTCATGTAGACTATCCAAGTAATCACCCAATCTAAATCCATCATTGTAAATATAGTTTCCATCTTCGTCACCCAAGTCTTCTAGGTATAAGATGAAATCTTTCAATGATCTAAACCCATTAACTGGGTCTTCAGGTTTAATAGACCAATTAGAGATAAGAGATTCTTCAAAGTCAATAATATCTACGTTTGCAATTACATACTCACGTACTACATCTTGACCAGTAATAAACTCAAATGTCTTCTCTTGGTCATAACCCTCAATAAAGTAAATAAATAGAGTGTATTTTCGATCTTGTGGATCTATATACTCTTTCTCTTTTGGTTCGTCTTCGACTTTGACGAACATGGATCGGATCGGCTTATCGCTGACCCCTTTAATATTATTATTATATGGCATAGTATACGCCTCCTTTCATACTTATAATATATAACTCTAGTAGAACTTAGGTTTGCGTTTTACATATATCATATAATCGGAGAATCTAGTTATACCAGTATAGATTAAGTTGGGCATAATATCCTTACGTAACCACTCTTCAATGAATATACCAGAATAGTACTGGGATCCTTGAGAGAGATGTGTAGTGATAGCATATGCCAGTTCAATCTTATTCCCTGGAGAGTAAGGACTATTACGTAGTCTATTCTTATCATCATAGTCTGCATTGAAATAATCATAGTCACACTTGACATCTCTGAATAGTAGTCTACCCTGACGTAAGTCTATTTTAAAGATATTACGTTCACTACCACGAGATGATACATCTGGGAAGTTCTCTACTGTACCACGTAGACCATTAACTAAGTTAATACCATCACATTCTATACTCCAGTTATTCTTTCTACAGATAACTGGCTCACCATGCATAGGTAACTTAGACTTTATGCCACGTAAATCACGTAAATAGCTATTGATGATTTCTCTTGTAGCGTTCTTACAAGTCAATATTATAGGGGACTGTACTAAGAAATCATCAGTAAGCATATCCTCATCAATAACTACAGCATTATTATAAGTGCCATAGTGTATAGGAAGACCTTTAATAGCTCTATCAGCTAGATAGATGATACCAGAGTTCTCTCCTTGACGCATAATATCTGTTAAAAAATGAACCTTGCCGTCTACTAGATAACCTGGATCATCAGCTACAGGTGGTAACTGATTCAAATCACCACATGCTATAATCTTAACACCAAAAGATTCAATGTCTTTAATCATAGACTTAGGTGTCATAGATGCTTCATCTATTAAGATAAGCTTAACACCCTCTAGTTGCTCACGTTTAACAAACTTAGTTGTGACTTTAGGTTTGTTAAAATATGGATCCATAATAGGTCTACCTAACCCATCATATTGGATTTGCTCTACAGGCTCATAGATAGAAGCATGTATAGTCTTAGCTGTGAATAATCCACGATTACGCATAACTATAGCAGCTGTACCAGTAAAGCTCATAGGCAATAGCTCATCTATAGATAAACCTAAACGGTTAATGATTTCAAATAATACTACAGTCTTACCAGTACCAGCAGCACCGGTATATTGGAATACCAATTCAGAGCTATTATTAAACCATTCGACAGCAGCGTCAACAACTGCCTGCTGTCCTGGGTTTAATTGGAATTTCATTATCTCACCCTCTTGAATACGACGAAGGTTTCATAATGACGATCATCAGTATATACTGTAAGTAATTGATATCCACGAGCTGTCATATTATCAATACCATACGATGCATACTTAGTAGTATAGAGCATAGACTTGGTGTCACCAACAGCTGGTGTATATTCTTTAAGAGATTGATTATTTTGCTCAAGAGCTACATTGAACTTTTGATCAGATGTCTCTTGTTTACCAAAATCAGTATAATAATATACATAGGATCCAATAGCTACAAGAATGATAGCTATCAGGCATCCAATAAATGTCTTCTTACCCATATTATTTAATCCTTTCTTGCTAGTTTACTCTAGTGTAAACTACTACAGTTCTTCCGTTAAAATCACTATTACGTACAGTAACACCTTTAGCTTTATAGCCACGCTCTTTCATATCAGCAATACCGTGGTTTACTTCTTCATCATATCTATAACTTACAATCACTGTATCATTAATTGCAGGGGTTAGACCCTCTAATGCTGTATTATTACGTTTAACTGCAGAGTTATGTGTAGAATCAAAAATACAACCAGTAGTTGAAACTAGTGAAATCATAATCAATATTAAAAGTGCGTATTTTCTCATTGTTTTATCTCACCCTTTTATAGATAACAAGAGCTTGGTCTTTAAGATTATCGTAAACTATAGACTCTACCACATACCCGTTAGCTATCATTTCATTAATAGCATCACCTGTTGGTGCATCATAAGTAACTGCAACTTGTCCACCAACAGCTGGCATATGCTCTTCCAAAATAGGACGTACTTGTGTAGGCTTATCACCCGGATGCACACGAAATATACCGAATACTGCACTAGCTATAGATAGTGCTGTCATAATCAATAGACCACCGACTACGATGTACATAAGATATGTGTTTACTTTTTGCTGTTTTTCTAAAGTATCTTTCATTTGTTGCCTCTCTTAGCTCTACTTCTCTCTTTAATAGCTTCCATTTCAGCTTGAGTAAAGTCTATTTCTTTCAAATTAGAAGTATCATAGCCACATAAATAATTTATGCAGTCCATATACTTAAGACTATCATTATAATAGATTCCTGATGAATACGTTATACCATTATCCATTACAATTTGAACTTGCCCTTTGATATCACGTTTCTTAGGGTTAACTTTAGCATAAGTAACTACTGTCGGATATTCTTGGACTAAATCTAGATACATATCAAACAATGTCTTCATAATAGCGACATTATTCAACGGATCATAGATAACTGGGTTTTGTAGAACCAATGCTTGAGCGTCTTGCTCGAAACACAATGGTCTACCTTTAATAAATACAGGAATTAACTGTCCAGCATCAGTTTCAAACATAATTTGAAGAGACTTTGCAGGGTTATATACTAAACCACAGGTATAGAATACATCCTTTTCAAACTCTTGCCTCGTATACGTTGGAAAAGATGGAACACTAACAAACATGCTTCCCATAAGAGTACCTTTCTACCTCTGAAACACTATTGTAATCAGGAGGATTTACGATATGAATGAATATAACACAAACACCGACTTCCAACACACCGAAATCGGCATCTTAACATCGCCTTGTGATAAATATAAGCCAGGATTTCAAACCTTCTATTTACCTTCATTGAATCCTATGAATCTTAAGTCTAACACAAAGCAATCTATAAACGTACAACCAACAAATCTTATCAATAAAGAACCTATTAAGGGTGGTAAGATTCAGGTTGGGTCTAATATTTTAGTGGAAATGCCTAAAGAAGTTGCTAGACAATATCCATATAAGTTTATCCCTCCAGGGACTAGATTTATAATCGGTTTTCCTAGTGGTGATATCACCAAACCAATTGTTATAGGGAGGGATTACGATGCTTACAGAGATAAGTAGTATTCAAGAATTTATTACCATGAAGCCTGCAAATAATTCAGACTTTCATGCCTACTCATACTATATGAAGTCATCCTCTCAGGGATCATTAGAAATCCCTTTTAGAAATTTGATTACCACAGATTATCTTGATGATTTCAAGAAAGAAGCATACAAGATAACTTTAACTGCAGAAGAATTTCGTAAATACAAATATAAACCAAAGCTTTTGGCTCATGATATCTATGGTAATAGTGAATTCCATTATATCATCTTAGCTATCAATGGTTTATACAGTATTAAAGACTTTACTAAGAAGACTATATACTTAATTCCGAAGAAAGAGCTACTCAGATTGCTTGAATACGTCTATGCTTCTAATAAACAGTATATAGATTCTTACAATTATTCACATGGGATAGAATAAGATATTACCACGGAAGAGTACACTGTACTCTTCTGTGTTTTATTCTGTCACATAAACTGGTTCTTCTATAAACATAGGGATTGGTTCTGTGCTTCTAAACATCGGTTTGATTTTGTCTTTCATACCGTGTTGCTCAGCAAAGTACCCTACAGATAATAGACTTTGATTTGGTAACGCCACAAACATAGATGGTGCACTGTATACACCTTGACGTGGAGCCCATTTCTTAATAAGATTCAAATATTCTTTAGCTTGGGCCTTATCTAGAGCTTCATTAGCTCTACCCTTACGTACATATACCATCTCATCAAACTCTTCTGGTGGGATATATGGACAAAGCATAGTTTCTACAGCATTTACAGGAATCTCTAAGTTATACTCAATCATATCTAATGAACGATCAGTATACTCAGATTTCTTGAAGCCATTAATCTTATCTTGATTAAACTTATCAACTGTCATTTCTAGTTTAGCTATAGCAAATGGGTTAACCCCTCTAGATATAGCTTTAGTTCCACTAGGTAATGTACCAGAATACTCTGGTGTCATCTTTTTCTTTTGACGTTCTAATCTAGTTTGCTCTTTATCTAACTCTTTAGGTTCCTCGGTAGGTTCTTCTTTAACAGGAATCTTAGGGTCAGTAGAGCGTAATTCACTCTCTGTATTTTTAACTTCTTCAGGTTTAGTAGTTCTTACAGATTCAGCATTTTGTGCTGCTAGTGATAAATCAGTCATAGTCAATCTATGAACTGTATTAGTACACCCCTCATCACAAAGCAACTCAACTGGTTTCTCTGGATTAAATGGGTGATAGAATCTCTTAGGTGCATTAGTACCATAACGACTCTTAATAAGAGAGAAACCCATATATGGATTATCTGCAGCATCTCTCTCAGGAATAATGATAATACCACTATCGATATTCTCTAGAATTTTGATAGACTCACCGATATTATTACGACCAACACATTCTACCAAGTTATTACGACTAATCTTACGGCCCTCGTCAATAGCTTTTGCAGCTTCACGGTTCAACTGAGATGCGGTAATTACTGGAATATCTTTGTCTATAGCAAACTGTTTAAATTCGTCTACTACAGAGCCTAGTGCCATGTATGGGTCTTTACCCAATACTTCGAAGTCACGACATTTGATACGTTTGATGTAGTCTTGTACCATACAGATGACTTCTTTATTACTATCTGCCAGCTCATCATATAACGCATATACATAATCTGTATCTACAGTATTGGCTGGGATATATTTAATAACGATATCGATAGGGTCATCATCAGTTACAGAGAAACCATTTTGTTTAAATTGGTTGGTCAATTCTTCTAATGATAACTTTTTATCGAAGTCTCTAGCAACTAAGATACCATGAGCACGTTCAATGGTTTCTTCAAGAGAGTTTTCCATTGTAAGATAAACGATACATGGTCTTTTATTAGGATCTTTAGGTTTATATTCCCTATTGAATTTCTTCAATTGCAATGCTAAGTTAAGCATTGTCATTGATTTACCCTCACCTGGTAGACCGAATAATAGATAGATACGTCCATTCTCGAAACCACCAGAGATAATATTATTGAATGCTTGCATACCAGTCTTAAGCTTAGTGGATGGGTTATGCAAACGGTCATATACATTACTCATAGTTCTGATAAATACATCAGAGTCTGTCAATGAGAATGTCTCAGACCCAGTTGCTGTATTAGCAGTTTGACGTAAAGTTGTACCGATATCACGTAGTCTAAAACGCATATCTTTTAATACTGCTTCACGTTCTAGTTGGCTACCAGCTGTAGTCAACTCAATGAATTTATCATGGGCTTGTGCCATGTATGTGATAACTGAATAGTTTTCATAGTCAGAATAGATACGTTGCTCTATAACTGCAAAGTCACTACTATTCAATGGGTTATCTATTTGATTCAATGGTAAGTGTTTCTTAATTAATCCGTCAGAGCATACTTCAATGAGAAGCTCTTTGTCTTTATTACCATTAATTCGTCTTTCTAATAATGCCTTGAGAAACTTAAATACGTGAATATGCTTTTCTTGAGTTTTGATATCATAGACTTTTTCAGGATCTATTTTATTCATAAGCTTTAACAACGTAGCTAAGATTTCTCGATTGTCTTGTCTGTATAGCGTTTGGAATACATACCTAACGTATATAACCAGATTAGGCCATTCAATCATGAATTTATTATTCAATTCATTACCTCTAGCCATTAACCCTACCTCACTTTACTCTTTTAACAAATCGATCAATTGGTCTGTAGTTATAAAAGTATAACCTTTATTATTATTGATGTATCTAGTGAGTATTTCATACTCTGATAGATTCTTATCAGTAATATAGTCATACTCTTTAAATTTTTCTGAGACTTCGTTGGCTTGCTGTCTTATGATATCATTCTTGAAATCACATTTGAATTTAATCGAGCCGTCATTTCTAAACTTGTCTCTAAGTATATTAATATTTGGATGGTCTGCTGTAAGCTCTACACGTATATTATCTATACCCTGAGCTTTAAGGTCCATCAAATAGTTGTAAATGGTTACTGGGTCACTAGCTATCATATCATCTATATTGATGGTATCATATCTAAATGACTCAATTTGCATATATTTCACATAATACTGTCTTGTATAAGTATTATGTACTAAAATTATAAAGCCCTTAGGCTGTTCTTCACCAAAATTCCATCGAATTGGTGAACCACAATAGTACCAGTCTCTTTCATAGCAACCTGGTACATGAACATGACCAGCAATTACTGGTCCATTAGATAAAATAAAGTTATTCATACTAAATACTGGGGATGGTGCATCTAAATCTTCTGCATTTCTCCCATATATAGAACCTTTGATAGTTCCATGTGCACATACAGAATCATATGTCTCAGTATATAATATATTCTCATAATATTCTTTACCTAAACCAGGTATCTCAGGAATACAGAGAATCTTCTTGCCATTTACATATTCAAACCGTATAGTCTCTATAACTCGTACATCTACAGTTTCGTCGTTCATATATTGATAAAATAGCTTAGTTTGATTAGCATCATGGGATGGTGTACCATGTAAAATAAATAGTGTACATCCCTTATTACGACATACAGACACTAGTTCATCTACAAATTTCAATGCATAAAAGATAGCATCTGAGTTACCCATAAACTTATGATGAAATAAATCACCATTTATGGATACTAAATCTAAATCGTCTATCATAGCTACGGTCTTAGTGAATTGCTCGCTAAGAATCTTATAAGTTATCTCTGGTTGAATTACTCCGAAATGTATATCGGATATATGTGCTTCTATAAATAAATTACTATCTTTCATTGGCTCACCACCTCATACTAAGCTTAATTTTATCTTGTACTAGTACGTTGTGTGTGTAATATTTTTCTACGTGAAAGACTCTTCATAAATGCCTATTTAGACAAAAAATAATAGGAATAGAGCCAGTGGCCCTATTCCGTTTTTGCGTTGTAATAGTACTCTAAGATAGTACAGAAACCATCCATTAGTGGGCGAATGATATTAATAAACATTTGCTCATCTTCCAAGCACTCTATACTAGCATTACCATCAGAGAATGATACATTAGTCTGCTCTTTCTCTTCATCATAGTTGTAGATTCTGATATTGATATCTTCAAGATATGATAGTGTAATAGTAATCTTAATATGAGGTTTAGGGAAGTAAGAAATGATTACATCATCATCTTTGAAGTGTGCATCTAATCTATACTCGGATAAACCCATATCAGAACGATCAAGTTTATCACCTGGTGTATAGAAGAAGATCAACTTGGCTACACGAATGAATGTAGCCATAGCTTTAAGTTCTTTATAAGATGGTGAATGCTTTCTTAGCTTACTTAAGTATCTTGTAAACTTAATATATGGGATAATCCCATACTTCTTATGAAGTATGAGATTTCCATATTCATTATCACCAGATATGGCTTTTAAGTTTTCTGACACTTTTACATTAGAATATCTTTTCTTTGCCATGAGATATCCTTTCTTTTAAAAGCATACTACAATTCCACATTATGGATTTTCATGATATCTAAAAGATGAGCATTGTTTCCATTCTCATCTTTCTCATCCATACCTGGAACTTTATGTGTATAATCAGAGACATAGTCAAACATGATCTCCAATACTTTGATACAAAGATCTTTACTATCGTTGGTCATATTTATTCATCTCCTTAATTATAGTTTCTATAATATACTGACCAGCTATACCTAGTTCAATAACCTCATCGAAAGCTTGTTTCATCTCAGTTGGATTATTGAATAAGAATCTCTCATGTAATGCTGAGTCAGATACTAAGATACCTAAAGCTGTATATAATGGTAATTGTTCCATATTAGTAGCTGGTTCAATACCCATTACATCTAGCTTAACCCTAAAGAAGCCTCGAGCTATAATTAAGAACTTGATGAATCTTAGATACTCATCAAGTTCCATATTAATAGTCTCTAAATACCGTACAATGTAATCAATGATATCTTGATCATCTCTATATACATAAGGATTACGCAAGATATAATCAACTTCATATGCTACGATAGTTTTTACATCAATAGGAATATGAATTCCATTGATGGC